TGTTCCTGAAGTGTGATCTGAACCAGTTACCATAGAAACCATCAAAGCGGTTCCGCCAGCAGTTCCTGTGGTAACAGCCGTAGCGCTACCTAGATTTGCTCCAGCATCCGCTAGAACAGTGAATCCATCAGCATCTAAGTTTGTGAGACTAGCACCTAATACTTTACCGACAGGCTCGTTAATTCGAACCAAGCAGTTAAGTTCACCAGCAGCATCACCAGGAGCTGCGTCAGTGTAAGTGGCTGTTTCATCTGCTAAAAGAGCCGCCGTGATTTGATTAACACCTGCACTTTGTAGTGCCATGCGACCAGGTTCATCGTTTCTGAGAACGACGTTAGCTGGTGTTGCATTTCCTACAACTTGGAATGGAATTACCAAGGTGTTAACTTCAAGCTGACGGTCTTGAATTACAGAATCTTTTGCTGTATATCTTGACATATTAATTTCCTAAAGTTAGTATTGAATACACATAAGACACCACGCCTTATGCAGCGTTGTCCGCCTCTTACTTTCTACCGGCCTGATATCCACACCCACTTAAGGCAATGCAGAGTCTTCTTGTATACTTATAAAGAAACAAAACTTTATATACGCTTATAGTTGTTAAAATTTGTTATTAAACCCCAAAGAAATCCCTATAAGTTTTAGGCTTTTCACCAGGTTTAAGCTTTTCCTTAGTATTTCCAGTATCTTCCACTGATTTTTTAAGGGGCACTGGGGGGGCTTTCTTTAAGTTTTGTTTGCGGATTTGATTTAATTTATCTTTTCCTACCAACTGACGAACAAGTTCATCTGGAGCAACTTCAAACAATTGCTTAATGTCGTTTTGGATTTCATCTTGAACTAGAGGTAATACATCAGCAGCTGAAACGTCAATACCATTTTGAACGCCCAACAGCATATATTCAGCCATCTTTTTAACTACATAAGGAGTTTTGGGAAGTCCAGAGGATTGAATTGCTTGCTCTACTTCGGAGTCGTATTTAGCATAGGCAGTTTCTTGTAACCGCTCCATTTCACGTTCTTGAGCCTCAGTCTTTTCCTTTTCACGTTCGTCTTTAATGTCTTTAAGCTCTTTTTCAAGCTTTTCTGACCGAAGCTGTTCAGGACTTTTCTTAGAATTCTCAATTTCCTTCTCAATAATCTGAGCTGCAAATTTCTTTAAGTCAATACCAAGGTCTGGATCTGACAGGATTTTCTCTGGGTTTTCTTTAAGTTCTTTAACGAATGAACGAATTTCCTTTTCCAAAGCACTTTTCTCAGCGGCCTTATCCCTAGACATTCTAGCTAGTTGGAGTCTTTCCTCCATGTATTTTTTAGCTTCTGGGGTGTCTGGAATTTCAAAAGGAAGCTCTTCTTCGTATTCTTCTTGGTTATACTTAAGTTTGAGTTTACGAAGGGTTTTAACCGCTTCAACCTTATCTTCAGGGGTTTCAGCTTCTTCGACTGCTTGTTCAGCTTCGTTTACTTCGGGGGTTTCTTCAGTATTTTTAGCAGCTTCCTCTACAAGGGTTCCAGGATCTACTACTTCTAGTTCTACATTTGTATCGTCGGGCATGATTTCTCCTATTAGTCTGTTAAGATATAATAATAAACCTAGTCCTTTATTGGATGTAGGCTATTAATAGTTGTTAAATAGGTAGAAATGTGTTAGGGGGTAGTGCCAGACCAAACTGCCTGTAGTGCAACACTTACGACAGTGTTTATGTCTTTGGATTGAGACGTTAAAGGACCACTCATGTCCCCATCTACAAGTAAATTATCTAAAAAAGCGTGGTAGGGTTTAGCGTTTCCGGCCATTAATAATAATTGTTAACTACTTAACAAGTTGTATGCCAATAAAGCTAGATTAACCAATAATGCTGTAATATTAATTACATATGCTCTTTTAACATTAATGGATTGTTTTTTATGTAAAAGCTTTTCAGATTCAAGAACTTTTTTAAGCTCCCTTTTAGAAGCATATTTTGTTTTATCGGCTATACGCATAAAGCTTCCAAGTTTAAAGATTCTTTATTTTTTAAAACAATAGGGGGATTTGTATTAATGACATGTTCTAGATGCTTAGCTTGTATAGGAGTTATCATTAAATCTAACGAATGAACTTCTAGTTTAGCCATTTTAACTTCTTCATTGTAGTAATTACTGATTTTTTTATCATTGATTTCTTTACTTAGACCCTTGTCCAAAAGTTCTTTTTTAAATAAAACAGCTTCTTTACCAACGTTATCAACAAATTGTATCAGCTCAGATAGCACCAAAGCAGTCATTACAGGATACCTCTGTGTAGAAAGTTCTTGCAATGCATTAAAGAGGTTTTGACTAAGTAAGTGTGATCGTTTCATCAAAATTATTGGGTTGAAACCCCGCGCCTTTAAGCCGGGGATACTTTAAAAAAGCATTTGCAGGGGCAACTATCTTAGCATACAAAAGATTTTGATACTCCCTAGGATCTGTTGTGTATAAGGTACATTAGGTCCTTGTGGTATGACTTATCCCTCTCCTGGAATTACTTCTAAGTCTTCAAATGGAGGTGGTGGACTAGGTATTTGCGGTACAAGCTTACCAGCTGCCTGTGCTAGCACTTCCGAACCAGTTTCAATGTCACCAGTAGGTTGTCCTAGAGTTTCTTCTAAGGAAGAGCTCTCAAGAGACGCTACGGGAGGTCCTTCTGGTGGTGCCGGATTAGGTTGACTTCCGCCCAATGGGGGTAAAGGTTGTTCTCCAATAATAGCAAGTAGTCCAGGATCTGTATTTCTTAAAAAGTTTAGATGTTCTTGTATGTGCTCTTGTACATTTTGAACTAAGGTGATGTCTTTTCTAAGATCTGGGTCGTTAATAACATTTCTATGTTCATTAATATGAAGCGTGTGCTTATCCATTGCAGTTGCTTGAACAAACTCTCCCTCCATAAGCTTTTCGTTTTCAGCTTGGATTAGAAGAGACTCAGTCATCTCACCTTGAAACACCGGTTCAAGTCTACCAGTGTTCAATACTTGGAAATATTGCTCTGGAGATTTAATCATCTTCATTTGTAAGAGCTGTTCTGCAATTTGAACCTTACCAGCCGTAGTTTTTGCTAAAGGATTACCTATATCCACAATGACTCTATTAATAGAACCTAGGTCATCTCCTGTAAATTCTTTTAGATAAGGTCTGTTATTTTTACCAACAAGTTGAATTGTCTTGGGAGTCATGGCAAAATCTTTTAGTATGTTTACTAGGGATGTTCCCGCGTCCTCTAAAAGACTTACATAGTTTTGTTGAAGATGGGACATGTATTGTAAGGCCATTGCCTGAACAAGGGCCAAAGCCGTACCAGACTCTAGACTAGCCGGTGGATTACCCCTAGCCACACTGTTAACACCAGATATTACTTCAGCAGCATTAACCATGTCACCTAAGAACTTAAAGATCTCTCCTGGAACATTGGTTAGGTTAATACCCTCGGGTTTTTGGTCAGACTCAATAAGATTCATTCCGCCGGATAAATCAGATACAGATATATCAGATCCTCTAGGAATCCAGATATTTTGAACACCGACCGCATCGATGTTAGTCATAATTGTTCCGTAAATTGAATTGATACTTTCCTGAATAGGGTAGATATCAAACATAGGACTGTACCCATAAGGAGTTCCCATATACTCACCAGATGTTATCCTAAAGATAGGAATTTCTCTGTAGGGCATGTCAGTATCTAATACTACTAAATCAGAGCTCAAAAATTGCATGTATCGTCCACCGGGGACGGATTCGGTGGGTTTGTGATAAAATTCATATACCGGTATATCATCAGTATCGTCATTGGAGAACATGGCCATTCTGTAAATATTCATGTCTAGCTTACTAGGCATAGCCATAATCTTTTCACTAAGTTCTGGATACTTAGCCATAATGTCGTAGCGATTTTTAAAGCTTCGGGTTAGAATCCAATCCATATCCCAGTTTTCTTTAGTACCATCGACTACAACGTCAAAGGGGGAAAGAACCGAAAACTCTAATTCTCCATCATAGTTAAACTCACCACGTTCTTCATCATAGTCAAATCTTTCACCACCAGTAGCATTCCACTCCATCTTAAGAAAACCACTACCAAGAACTACAGCCATTTCAGTGGCTTTATAAATGTACTTCTCTAAGTCTTTTTCCCTCATGTAATAGTCTAAGATGCTATTAGCTAGGTATGTTTGTGCAGTTGACTTATAATCAGTATTAACAGCTCTAGCTTCTAAAACAGGTCTGTTATTAGTGATCATGTTGATCATGTTTTGAGCAATGTTTCTAAAATGGTTTACAGGTAGTTGAACAAGTTCCCCTTGCTCACCCCCGAAAGTTACAGAGTGACCAAATCCAAACCCAGAGTTATACTGACCATGGTAAAACTGCCACATTCTTTGTAGCTTCTCTAGGTATGAGTTTGCTTCTAAGGTGTTGTAGAAACTGGCAGCTCTTTGAAGAAGAACCCCAGCAGTTTCTTTTGGCTCTTTAGTTGCAAAATATTGGAACCTAGGATCTTGATTTATATTTGTCATATTTTTTATCCTTTACCCCGAAGATTGTTTTCATTTTGTCCTTGAGGTCGTTTTTGTAAAAATTGTCTTTATTCCAAACTACTAAGGCTTCGGTGTTATAGTCGTAGTCTGCTGGATAGGGGTTCTTATCTAGATTCATTTCTCTTATCATGTACTTAATTGCATCTACAGCATCGTAATGGCCGGAATCTGGGGATCTTGCAAAAGTCTTTTTATTCTTACCACTCATCCATCTAACATTCTTTAAGTGATGTATTAGGGTCTTACACTTAGGATGAATAATGATTTTCTTGTTAGAAAGAAGGAGACGTAGGTTATTAATAGCTGCGTCATTATCATCTTTTTTAGCAGGTTTAAAAGCTATCTTCCCGCCGCTAGCTCTTCGAATTTCTTGAGTGACAATATGGTTAATATCACTAACACGAACAGTAGGTCTATTAACTTCATTGGTATAATAGTTAGTCCAGAGTTCTTCTTCTTTTTGATCAATGAGGTCAATTACTTTAGGTAGAGTCATGTCACTATCTTGGAAATTGATAATGAGTTCATCTTGTATAACTACCTTAGCACCCCTAAAATCATAATAACCAAAGAGGATTACTGTTAAATCTTTAAACCCTAAGTCCATTGAAACGTAGTTATCGTAATGGGGTGGTAGGGGCCATTCTTTAACAATCTCTTTTATTAAAGCATCATCAAACTCTGGTATTACCGAAGTGGCTGGATCTTTAATAACTTCACAAAAAAGCTCTCTTCTAACACTCTCACTTAAAAGACCACCAGTTTCTTCAATCTCTTGGTCAATCTCTTCTTTAGTCAATCTAGGATTGTCGTAGATAATTTTCTTAACTAAGGTGCCTTTAGACTCAGCTCTCTCAATAAAGTGTATAAACTCATGGTCTTCTTCTTTAGGTGGGGTAGAAGCCAGTATAATCTTCCCTTTAGTCATCAGAGTGGTGGGTCTAAGAATGCTATTAACAATATACTTCAAATTGCTTATAGAACCCGCCTCATCAACTAGTACGAGATGGGCATCCTGACCCCTTAGTTTCTCAGCGTGACCACTGTCAGCTCCCGCTATTTGGATGACAGACCCATTGGAGAATGTGTAGACATAATCCTTCTTAGACTGTCTAGGTAATAGGTCTTCTGGACAATCTTCTAATATCTGACGGAATAAAGGTCTTACGTTTGTATCTGCCTGCATTTTTGTTGGGGATAGAAAGCTAACTATTGAATACTTGTTTTTTAGACACACTTGAATAGCAATAAGAAGTAGCATATAGGTTTTGCCACTACGTCGAGCCAATAACCAGGTATTAATCTTCTCCTGACTACTGTGATAAAGGTTGTCGAGCTCTTTTTGGTTAGCATCCATCTTCCAGGATAACTCACCCCTTCTCCACAACTCTTTAATAGCTTGTTGTTTACTTATCTGCATTGAATATACTATTCATTAAGTCTGCCGTAGACACATCGTCTGGTACATCTAGAGAAACATCTTTTTTATTACGAACGCTAAGGAGGATCTTTACATAGGTCTCTGTTTTACGACATTCTTCCAATGTAAGAGCTTCAAAGTCGGACTTCTCTCTTAAAAGCTGTAACTGGTGAATACAGATAGATTCTTCATCGGAAGCCCCATCAATATTCTCAGTTTTCTTTTTTAAAAGAGCCTTAATCTCTTTAAGTTCTTGTTTAAGCTTATGGTTATCAATCGTGAGCTTCTCAATTTCCTTATGTTGAAGGTCTGAGAACTTTTCAAGCTCAAGTTGTTCTTTAACAGCTTTAGAAAGCAACTTTGGCACGTTTAACAGCTCCGATATTAGCGTTTTGATTTAACTTAAGACCTGATAGATAGGACTTAAGCTCTTTATTGTTTGTATCTAGGTTTTGAATAGCGACTTTATGTGCTTTTAGAGTGTCTTCTAAAACCTTTAGCTTTTTATCACTTGATTTAAACTCATAAAAGGCACATACTAAGCCAAGAACGGCTAATACAGCCAGATCTATCCAAGATCCAGAAACAGACAACGCTTTAACAGCTCCTGCTACAAATAATAGCAAGGGGATGTATTTAATATGATTCATATACACTCCAAATAGTTAAAAATATAGCGTTTTGACTGTGAACCACTTCCATTCGGACATCTCACGAGAGACA